CGGCGCCGGTTATAGCAGCAATTGCCGCGCCGACGGTCTCAATAGGCACACCGGCAGCGCTGGCCGTGGAGGATACTTTGCCGATGTTATCGGCCAGCGCTTGCATATTAATGTCGCCGTTTTGCACGGTGGCAAACATAGCCGCCATGACCTTTTCGGCGTTGGCGGTATTGGTCGCGCTATCGTCCGTTATCAGGCCGTAGGCATTCATGGTGCGGGTCAGCAACGCGGCTGACGAATCCAACTGAGTGGCACCAACGACTGCGCCTTTTTCCGCGATAGTCAAAATATCCAGCGCTTTAGAGGTGTCGCCAAGGTTTGAGGTGGCGACATACATCGCCTTTTCGATTTGCTCGAAATTGCTCGAATTGGACTGAGCCGCAAACTCTTGAATAGCGGTTTTTAGTGCGGCGACCTTTTCCGGGGAATCATTAACCAAAGAGCCGATTTCTTCGATTTTTTCGCCGAAGCGCGAGGCTTCGTTAACCGAAACAGTCAGCAATGTAGCACCCAACGCCAGCACAGCGGCCTCGGCTGACAACGCTCTTTCGGCCACGGCAGCTAAAGGCGCGGTGACATTTGACGTTTTTTCGACAATATTATTGAGTCCATCGGTAACGCTGGATATACCTTGCCCAGTATTGTCGATAGCGCCAAAGATGATCTCTATTGTTTGTTGTAAATCGGCCATTAACTTAACTACTCCGCTCGTTTTTATCCCGGTAATACAGTTCCCACAGCAGCATTTCCGTTTCGCTCAGCCCGCCCGCCGGAAATTCCGACGGGCAAACCTCGTAAAGCAGCTTGCCGCGCAGGTCGCATAAGGTCATTCGGCTGCGGAATGCACTGCTATTCCACAGCCGGGCTACTTTTTTAAATCGGCTCCCAGCCCGGTCAGCTCGATAATTTTGTTAGTGAGCTGATAAAACTCGACCGGGTAGTTTTCGGCCAGCTTAACGGCCAACGGCTTATCGATGACCGGATCAACCGAGGCTATCACCAGCTGCTCCAGGCGCTTGACCAGCTCCGTTGCTACATCATCGCCAATACCCAACGATGCGCGTATCTCGTCGATTTGCTCGTTTTGCGTTGCAAGGGCTTGGATGATGGTATCGATGCTTTTTTGCCGATTGCTTGCTTCCATCGACTTGGCCAGCTCGTCGCCGGTCAGGTTCCTGACAGTCCAAACTGCCAGAGCGCCGTCGGGGAAAAATGCCTGCAATGCTGGAACAGGGACCTCAGCCGTCCGTGGCTGAAATTTGGCCCGCATGAATGCTTTATCGTCAAACATAGCTATATATCCTGTTTAATTAGTTGACGTCAGTCCGATGAGCAGCAAGACGATCCGGGATCACAACTACTTGAACCGCTGTCGTAGCTGCTGCCGGACGAACTCCAATCGCTACCGCTGTGGTGGCGATTTAAATGGTCGTCATCGTTTCGGCGTGATTCGGTCGACCGCACCCGGATTGAATGCGCGGGTACAGCATGAAGGGAAGCTCGCGAAAAGCAGTGCGGCGCTCTCGGCGTTGATTGAATGGGGTTATCAGGCTTTTGGTTGCGGCCCTTGTAATCACGCCAATACCACCAGCGCACACCAAAGACATAAACAGCCAAAATACAAATAATCGCAATAACGTAGTTCATGATTTATTTTCCTTTAGCTGGACCGGTTAACGCTGGCAGTTTGGGCCGATATAGTCACCTTAACTTTCGGGTGATCGGCAGCGCCAAAGGTGCGCGAGGTGCCGATTTTGCCCTGCGTCAGTACGTAGGGCGCTTTATTGCTGTCCTGGAAATACTTAATCCAGCGCACATCATTAGCAGCCGACAGCAGCGGATCGGTAATGCCGTCTTTGAGGATCGCGGTAAAACCGCCCTGCCCTAATGACTCCGACGAGGTGCCGACCAGGCCGCCATAGACCTTGGTTGATGAGGTCGAGTGCGTGGTTTCGGCTGGCACAAAATCGTTTGCAAACGATTGTTTTGTAAAGATTGGCTCGGCATAAGACGCGTAGACGGCTTTGGCGACGCTACCGGTGTGGATCAACGGCAGGGCCGCATCAAACACAACGGTGCCGTTGGCGTTGTCGGTGTCGAAATTAGGGTAATCGTAGCGCTCCAGGTACGTGCCGACGGACTGGAAGATTTGCGCAGCGGTAATGGGCGCGGCGGCGCTGGTGGCAACGCGCACTTGGGCTATCTCGATGCTGCCGACCGGGATTAATGGCGGCCCACCGGCTACGGCGCGGGTTTCGGAAAACGCCGTGGTCGTGCCGTCGGTACCGGCGACAACGGTTACCGCGCCGGAGCTGTTGATGGTGATCGAGTTAACCTTGCTGACGTTGGTTGCCGGGCGGGTGATGGTTTTATCGATCGCCACGCTCACGGCGGTTTTTTCGCCAGCCAAGTAGCAGGTCAGCGCGGCGACATCGACGCCGTTATCGACTGCCGAAGCCGCCACCGCTACCGCGCCGCCGGTAATGACGCCGTTAGGGCGCACGTCCGGCGAGTTGCCGTCCGATCCGGAAAATATGTCGGCCGATGAGGCAAATATAAGGTGATCGCCGGAGTCGGTCAGCGCCGACATGGCATAGGGCGTTACGCCGGATTCGTAGTAAACGGCTGAGTTTGCGTTAGACATAGTGTTGTGCTCCAGTTAGTAAGTTGGGAGGGTATAAGGGTCGCCGGCCAGCGTTGCATAGCTGACGATAAAAACGACAGATGTGGTTGTGTACTCGCTGCCGGATTCTGGGTATTCCGGCGTTGCCGATTGCCGGGTGATGTTGGTCGCCAAGCCGCCGAAGGTTTTATCGGTGTTGGGGCCGATCATTGTGATGATGATTTCGCCGATTAGCGCGGTGGCAGAGGTGCTGGGGTTGTCGACGCCATGCTGCCAGATGCACTCCAAATTGATGGCAAAGCGGCTGCGCTCTATGCCGTAGACGATTTCTTCGACCTGATCAGCGCCATCCCAGACCGAGATAAAGCGCTCTTTTGTCTCACCGACTGAGCGCTGTACACGCTGGACCGGTAAATTTGATAATACAGCCGCGCGGGCGGTAAAGGCGGCAATGATCTGTTCTCTGATGGTGTCGGTCATTTTTTGAGCACGCAGGTAGCAAATTGGTTGTCGTTAGCGACGATGTCATCAACGGTGTATTTGACGCCGCCAATCGTAAATTCAGAACCAATTTTGAGTCCTGGGGCATCCTGCAATGCAACGTCTATATGCTTGCGCTTGGCTGATATATGCGGCTCATTGGAAAAAACCGGCTCGACATCATCATTCACCATCGCCTTTATTCCGACCGCACCGGACGGGGCGTGATAGGTCACGCTATCACCGAGGGCGGCGGTAAAGGTACTGGCGGGCATTAGGTCGGCGAAGTTCATTGCGCCGCGGCCGCCAAAAATAACGCATCCAACTGGTCGGCCGACCAGCCCATTTCGTCCGCAACCTGCAAGACAAGCGCGTTGTCGCGCAGCAATACTACTGCGTATTCCCACTCGATCTGGGCTGCTTGTGGCATAGTGGACACTGCATCGGATACCACGTTCAGCAACCCCGCCTGGAGCAATGCCAACCGAGCCTGTCGCATAGTGATCGATCCAGGAACTACCCCCGCCTGGAGTAATGCGACAGCATCTATAATGACCCACGCACCATCCCGCCAAAAACAACCTGAAATAGCTCGATCATATTCCGGTGGCGGAGTTCCCGCCCTGCCCATCCACGGTTGTGGGCTCTCTGTAATGATATGCTCGCCGGTATCCGGACTAAATAAATCGTTCATACTAGACCCCAAGCCTGTTCAGAAGATTATATGAATTCGCCCAATTTGCGTGACCGCGCCATGATGCGATGAATTTGTTAAGCGCAGCATCGTTATTAGATGCGCGGTATTTTTTAATTTTTCGTTTAGCGGCAATTACTGATCTGCGACGGATTAGCTTATGCGTCGGCCAAATACGGTAACCCAGCCAATCCAGCCCATGCGACACATGCCCGATACTCCACTTTGAAAACGTCAGACCCATGTTAGCCTCTGAAAACCACTTAAGCCCGAATTGCAATACCGCCAGCGCCTCGGGGCTATGCGAAAAAATCACCGTGTCATCCATGTAGCGCAGCCAATGCTTAATATGGAGCGTATGAGTAAGATAGCGGTCAAGGATATGCCCATAAACATTAGCAAAAAGCTGACTGGTCAGATTTCCGATCGGTAGGCCGCAGCCAGCGGCGGGAAGAAATGCAGCAATAAGCGCCAATGTACTTTGGCAGCTTATCTTTCTCCTGATCTCGCCATGCAAGACGGCGCGATCAATGTTGGCAAAATATTTTGAATAATCCAGCTTTAACCAGTGAGTAAGGCCCCGACGCATAATAGCTTGCGCCTCAATTACCGCAGCATGCGTCCCTTTTCCCGCTCTACATGCGTAATTGTTAGGCAAGAACGTCCGATCGAAAATAGGCTCTATCACATTACATAAGGCATGCTGAGCCACTCGATCCGCAAAAGGCAACGCGGAAATCTCTCGGCGCTTAGGTTCATTAACAAAGAATATGTTTGGCGGTGACGGCCTGTAACTACCAGTCCGTAGCGCATCTGAAAGCATACGGAGATTTGCCGCCAAGTGTTGCTTAAACTGCAAATGCCCGGCGCTATATCGCTTGCCTTTTGCCGCCTTTTGATAAGCTCGATACAGATTCGGCATACTGGCGATTTCCGCGATTAGATTTTTGTATTTTTTACCCATAAGTTGCAAGTTCGTCTTTCGAAAGTTCCTACTCGACGATCTCTTGACCTCGTAATGTATTTGCCGAAGCAGGATGATGAAGCTGACCACAAAACAGCGTGATCGGCGCCGGCGGCCTTAACCGGTCGGCGCGGAAGATAATCGTCGTCACTGGCAGCCCGCAAGCCGATGTTCCAGTTCGAGTTCCACGGATAGTTGTTCCAGTTGGAAGCGCGAGATCCAGAGTTCGAGCCGTTCGTACGCGTGCCGCTTTTATCTTAATCATCCCTTTACTGCCTTGCTTTTTATCCATGCGCCAAGCATTTTCCCGGTTTCAGCGAGGTGAATCGATGCCACCTCGTGCTGATGCCGGCTGATGAGCCGCCTGTTTTCGTTAGCAAGGAAACGCAGTAAAAATCTCAGGTGTGCCAATCCGGCATCGGCAAGATACAGCTTTGATATTTGCGCTGATTTTCCTGCCTGCTGTAAAAAGCTAACCTGATCAAACATTGCACCAATCAATCGATCCCGAATGACGTGGTGCGATCGGCGAATATTAAGCGCTATCGGATAGATATAATTTATAAACCCTTCAAACCGCTCAATAATCGCCAGTTGCCGTTGACTGGCAAATTCGTCGCTTAAAAAATCCATCACTCGCTTCCGCTCGCTCAATCAAGTTGCAAGTGGTCACTGGCAGCGCGCAAGCCGAAGTTCCAGTTCGAGTCCCACGGATAGTTGCCCCAGTAGGAAGCGCGAGATCCAGAGTACGAGCCGTGCGTA